GCAAGATCAGCCGCATGGTCTTCACCTAAGACCCGCTGCATAGCTTTTGCTCTTGCAAACTGTTCATCTAATGGCAAACCATTTTCAGCATATTCAACAGGCTTAAATTCAGAATTTGGGCGTGTTGGTTTTGCCGTACCAAGGTCAGCTTGTCCAATCACTTGCCCATTTGTGTCTAAAATTGGTTGTTGAACCGACTGAGCTTCAGTTGTGCTTGCCCGTTGTTGTTCATAGTTTTGATTCAACTGCTCGGCATTTTGTTTTAAATTGCCGCCCCTAGCTTCGAATTGCGCTTGCAATTGTTCTGATGTTAAACCGCCACTTTTAACAGGTTTGTTTAAATTAGTATCAGAACGCACAATTTCCAAATCTTTTGCTATTTCACGCAAAGGTTGCGCGGCGCTTTTGACTTCTTTAAGTGCTTGCGGTACGGCTGCTGATCCAATGACCACCATGTTTCTTATGTCTTCTGGCGGTAAAGTCACATTAAATTTTGACTTTAATGTTTCTGAAATCTGTTCTGGGGTCATGCCCATTGCATTAAACATTTTGTTAATTTGTTCAGCAATAGGTTCAGTCACACCACCCAATGGTTGCTGATAGGATTCTTTGCCTGTGATACCAAAAACCTTACCTAAAGGTTGGCTTGGAAACATAAATTGACCAGCTTGTTTGCCTAATTCTTCAGCTTTTGCAGGCGTAGTGAATGGGCGCACAATAGCTTGTTGCACCGCACCATAAGCAGTAGGCAAAACCTCATAAATAGTATCAACAGCGCCAGCAATTCTTTGCGCCAAATCAGGTGATTTAGGTTGCACCATTGGCGTTGCCATTGTCAATGCATTAGTCAGAATCTGCCGCACCATTGGAACTTTTTGTTTGACCTTGCCAGCTTTTTGTTCTTCAGCAGCAGAGTAACCTTGATAACGATTAGACCCAGAAACTGCCGCTGGTTGTGTTGTTGACTGCGCTGCTGGTTGCGCTACTGGTTGTGCTGCGGGCGCAGGCTTACCAGACAAGAACGCCTCTAGCGGATCAGATGTGGTAGCTTGGGCAACAGGGGCGGCAGGGGCGGCTTTTGCTGCCGCTGGTAATTTTTTTTCAAAACGGGCAATTTCACGTTTTAATGCAGCAACATTTATTTGCGCTTCTTTATTGCCCTGTGCTGCCAATTCTTGGTTTTTCCGCAATTCTTCTTTAATCATTGCCAATGCAATTTGTTCGCGCTTGGCTTGTGCATCTGATGGAATTTGACCACCTGATTTCTTAGGCGGCTCAGCAACAGCTTGACCACCTCCAAGGAATTTTTCTAAGGCATCCATTTAAAAATCCTCTGGGCCAAGTGGTTCTACTGGCAAACCTGTGGCCGCCATGCTTTTTAAGTTTTTGTATTGCTTGAGAATTGTTTTGCGTTTTTTCTCAGATGGAAATAATTCTTTAAATTTGTTTTCCATCTTTTTAGGGTCAGATTCTGTTTCCAAAATATTTATGGCTTCAAAGATTTTGGTATCTCTTGAATTTGCATTCCATGCTTGCTGAAATGCTTTCATGTTGTTGTCGCCAAATCTTGAACCAAATTGCTGTGCAGCACTTGCTTGCATATCAATGTTTGTTTGATCAGCTTGCACCCTACGGGCAATTTTTACCAACACATCAGGCGTAACTTTAATTGTGCCGTTTGCAACCGAAGCCATGTCTAATCCAGCAACAGTACCCCCAACATTTCCCATTGCTTGGGAATTGTCAATTGCCATTCTTGCCAAGTCTTTAGCAAGCAAATCGTATTGTTCGCTTCCAAAAAACTGACGAACAGCACGTTCCATTTTTTCTGGTGCGCCGCCTTTTGAAAAACCAAACTGAGCCAAGAAATTAGGCACAACCAACGATTCACTAATTTTATTAGCCTGATTAATTACTTCTTCAACATTGCGGCGCTTTGTGGCTAAGTTACTTTGAGCATTGACCAAATTATTTCTAAATTCATAACCAGATGTTTGATCTTTGTTTTCAGTTGGCATTTCTGTATAGGGGACGTCTGACCGTCTTACGGGGTAAGGTAAACGAATGCCGGGGGCAACTTCAGAACCAGCCGTTCCACCAGCGCCGCCAGCGCCGCCAGCGCCGCCTTGTGACGTTGGAGATTGCAAACCTTGAGGAATGCTAACTTCAACAGTCGGTTTGCCGCCAATAATGCTTGGAGTTGTTGTTAACACTCGACCTTTTTCATCCATAGAAACTTGAGACGCAAACTTTTCTTGTTGTTCTGCTGGAGTCATTAAAGTTGCTACGCCTGCCATTACTTTTCCCGGCAAATCAGGGCCAGATTCCATTCCTTCATTCCATGTGGTCAAGTAGGCATCAAGCAGTCGATGCAAATCAGGATTGTCTGGGTTTTCCTTTTTCATCAATTCCATTTCATTGATGTAAGGTTTTTTGTCTTGAATGCCCATTCTGCCCAAAACACCAAGTCTTTGACCAATCATTGATCGTTGATCTTTGGTCAATCCTTGTTTGGCTTTGATAGCTTCTGTTTGCGCTGTGCCTAGTGTGGTGTATTTGTTGATGTACTCTGAACCAGTTAAAGGCGCAATTTTTGGCACAGCAGAATTAATCTTATCTATATCAATCCGACCATTGGTTTGAAAATTATTTGGGTCAGCAAAGAATGTCTGCATATTCTTGCGTTCAAGTTCTTTTTGTTTTTCAACTTCTAAAGCAATTGCGCCTGAACTTGTTGTTTGCTGTGCTTGTTGCAACAATTCAGGATTCATCTGTTGCGCTTGCTCATAAGTTTGTTGCAATGCTCGCAATTGTTGTTGCTGTGTTTGCAATTGTTGCTGTTGCTGCTGAACCGCCAAAGGATTTAATTTTTGCGCTTGTTGATATTCTTGTGCGCCACGGGCAATGTTAAGCATTTCACCCAACGACATAGGCGTAGGTGGTTTTAGGTTTTGTGCAATAGGGTTAACTGAAAAATCTGCCATTTTTTATCCTTATGATGGGCTAAATCTTAAACCTTGCGCCCCGCCCATGTTTGGGTTGTTTTGCCCAATTCCATAATTTGTTGGCGTTATGCCGTAATTTGTGGGCGCACCGCCTTGTGAACCCAACATATTGCTTAACATATATGCGTTGCCAGCACCTTGGAATCCACCAGACAAAGCATTTGCCGCACCAATTTGACCGCCTGCCATTGCGTTACCAATTCCAATCGTAGCTTGACCAATGTTGCCAGATACGTTTTGGGCAAGGTCTGAAGTCTGCTTTTGTGCGGTCTGACCAATTCCAGCAATGCCAGCCAATGTGTTGTAAATGTTGCCTCTTTGCGTTTGAAAACGATTAAACGCATTTTGAAACTCTGTACTTGCAGCGCCTTGCCCGTAATCTGTCAAACCTTGCAAAGCATTACCGCCAACCAATCCACCAGCCCGATTTGCTAAATTTGTGGTTGCTATATTGCCTTGTTGAAGTCTGAAGTTGTAGCTAGGATCAATGCCTGCTTGAAATTCCTCTTGCCCAAATTTCTGAGTCAGATAAGGTTTCATGCCAGCAATGTCTCTCAATGCACTGTAACCAGCTTCCCTATAAGGTCGCTGCTGTTCGTTTTGAATATCGAACATTCTTTGTTGTTGGGCAATAGCTTCACGGGCGGCAGCAGCTTGCGTTTGAGCAGCTTTTTCTGCCCCTCTCCCACCAAGATAGCCGCCAAGAAGACTGCCACCAGCACCTATTAATGCTACTGTTGTCCAAGTCATATTATTCCCCTTTAATTTCTAGCGTTTTCAATTTATTAGAAGAATCAAACAACGCGAGTTCATCTGGTTCAATCAATTCTTTTTCCAATTTGTCCAAGTCGGTTTCCGCACTGTTGTGGAACGTTATCCCAATTGCATCAGTAACCGCCAACGTCACTCGCTTTGTGCCGGGTCTGCTTTGCACAATGTCTCCAGCGTACAGGTGCTTCATGCCACCCTCTGTCCATGCAATTATTTCACCTTTGGCGCATAAAAAGAAGTGATCTTTCTTGTGTACCTTGCCGACAATCAATGTGCCTGCTGGTCGGGTTAACTTTCTTGCATACATCCCTGCGTGGAAATAATGTTCTGTCTGCATAGCATCAGCCGCCAATTGCAAATCTGCTCTTGGCATCTGCGACATTTCCATTTGCAGTCTTTCGATCTGCTCACGGCTTGGCACATTATTTAAAATCAGGTCGTTCATTGGTCGTAATATGGCACTTTGTAAGCCACACCATTAACGGTTACATTCATAAAGCCAACAGGGTTAGCAGGCAATGTTGCCGATCCCGCAGTCGCTGTGCTGGCGCTAGTGAAGTTCAACAAGTTAATAAAGAACTGCTGCCATGCCCGTGTGGGCCTTTTGGTCTGCCCATCCAAAAACTCTGATTGCGGATATGGCTGGCTTTGTGGTGTTGGCAACATCAGTTTTCCCCTACGCTAGATTTCAGGTTAGCAGAGATGATGACCGCCTTTACAGGGTCAGAAATTGAAACTTCAAACACACGATCCCGCGCTGTACCCAACCGCCGCCAAATGGCACGGTTTGCATACTTACCAATCAAGCCAATGGTAGTCCAATGTTCGTTTGACCAAGTAGAACCGCCGTTGTCCGACCACCGCAGCATTGCTTGAGGGTTTTCCCCTTGTCCTGTGGGCAAACCAACACCGGGCTGGAACTGAATCTGCAATTCATCAAAGTATTCCCGCTGGAAGTCTGCCACCAAATGCGGTGCGCGGCGCAAACGCCTAACGTGCTGACCATCATCTGTGTAATTTAATTTGTCGAGCTTGTATATCTTGCCGTTGGCGTAATCCCCAACCATTACCAAACCTTGGAATTCAGCGCAACAATTTCCCCTTGCGCGTTCATACTGGCCTAAATTGTTTGTATACAACCACTTATGCCACATTCCTGAAGCAATGTCATAAGCCCAAGTTAGGTTAATTGATGGGAAGCTGATAACGTAAACTTCGTGGCCTTCAAGCTGATAAGTCCATGCAACAGCATCGCTAATCACTTGATTTGTCAAAGAATTTTCAACCGCATGGGTGGAAATCCTTGTGGGAACATAGCCATTCATTTGCACAATTTGGGCTTGCCCTCTAATGTTTCTGCTTAAATATGCAAAGGAATTGCCAAGCCGCGCTACGCTAAATGCGGCTGCAATGCCGTGCTGGGTAGATGTGCCGGGGATTCGCTGGAACGGGAAAGGGCTTGTGCCTGCATCAATCCACACCTCGCTAGAAACCTCACCCAGCAAATAAACTTCACGGTGGTCAACAATCAATGCAACCAAGTCATCAGGCGCACCGTCTTTGCTACCAAAACTCAACGCAGGCGAAATAGGCGACAAAGCCGCAGATGCACCAAACTGCTGAGTATCTGGGCGGTTGTATACAAAGTAGTTGTCCACAATGTCAACAGAAGTGGCGCTCGTGAATGCCCCGTCAGTGCTAGGCAAAACCGACCAATTCAAACCATACATGGTCTGACCAGCAGAAGTGTTCATGGTAGTTGATGCAACGGTTTGCGATGCGCTTACAGTGTAGCTTTGACCGTTAATAGCGGTGGATGCTGTTGCTGTGGTTTGTGTGGTATTCCATGTACTACCACTTCCGCTACCACTGATGTTTGATATGATGCGAGTCCCTGCCACGACGTTTGTGCCAGTTAAGACTTGACCAACAGAAATTGTGCCAGCAGTTAATGTGCCAATTGTCAAAACCCCAGTGCTTACAGTAATTGTTGAACCTGTGGACGTAAAAGTGTTTGAAGCTGTTATGGTGGTGGCTGGGGTTACGCCAGTGCCATAAAGGTATGCGCCAACATTAATTGTTCCGCTAGTAACAGATGTTGCACTTAATACAGTGCCAGCAACTTGACCTGTAAAGGTTGCGCCAACTGCGGGAACATTTTGCGATGCGTTAACTGTATAAGTGCCTATTCCACCTGTTCCAGTTCCCAAAGCAGTGATAATTGTGTCAGCAGTAACACCTGAACCCTGAATGGTTTGCCCTGCATACAAAGTACCTGTGACAGTGTTTGCATACAAAGTTGTTCCAACAATCTGCCCATTTATGACCGCACCAACAGATGCTGAATTTAGCAACCCACTTACCACAGCTTGACTTTGGTTAACAGTGTAAGTACCAACCCCGCCAGTTCCAGTACCCAAGGCCGTAATGACCGTTGCTTGCGTTACGCCTACACCAAACAACGCCTGATCGATGGCAATTGTTCCATTTGTGATTGCGGTGACTGTTAAGGTTGTGCCGCTGATTGAACCAGTGAAAACCGCAGCAGATGGGCTAGAAATGCGCCATGTGTACCGATTTTGACCGTCAACAATATACACATTTACACCGTTGTCAGTGATGCCCACAATGCCCGTAGAAGTGGTTAATTGACCCACCATTGTAGTGGTGTAGATGGAAGTTAAAGCGTAAACATACGGGCCACAAACCGCCACAAGAATGTCGCCGCCTGACAGGGTACGCATTCCCCTGACTTCTTCTTGATTCTGAAAAAGCACCAATGAAGTCAGTCCCGGCGTTGGGTACAGCGCCACCACCCCGCGTTCACCTTGTTGCTTCAGCGGATCAATTTCAGGAACAAAATTGATGCACTCTTGGGCATCTTGGTAAATGCTGGGCGCTTCGTAAGATGGGCCAACAAAGCCAAAATCTGCCATTAGGATTTTCTCCTAATCAGTGATTTGATAGTTGATTTGTTTGCATTCATTTTTTTTGCAATCATGCTCATGGTTAATCCATTTTGACGCAAATCCATGATTTCTTCAATTTGCTGATTGGTAAAAACAGAACGATGATGATCGCCGCCAACTTTATGTTTTACTCTGCCTTTTTGATGCATATCCAAATTGTTTTCTCGCAAAGTTGCTATTTGCAAATGATTTGGATTGCAACAAATACGATTGTCGCAAAGATGCATTAAAAAGCCTTTTGCTTTTTTATTGGTTGGCGCTTTTAATTCAATCATGTCTGGATTTGCTAAATTAAAAATAACTCTATGGGCGTAATAACCTTTGTCATTAATCCAAGTTCGCCCATATCCATTTTCAATTGATCCCTTCCAAGGCCAACATTCATTTTTACTTTTAACATCAACTTTACTCCACAACACTTCTGGCGTGTTTTGAGGTTTTCCAGCTTTCATGGCAATTCCTTTTTAAAACCACCATTCTAACTGTTTTATAAATCATCGGAAGCCGCCGTCCATGATAAAGCCAGCGTCTTTAGCCCGTCCGACCATCAAGGCATCAGGATAACGGGACACTTGTGCTGGGCGCATATTGGTGCGCTTAATCGTGGCTTTTGCTTGACCAGCAAAGGCGTTAATCATTTGAATCTGGGTAGCTGAAGCCTTGCCATACATAGGCATCATGCGTTCAGCTAAGCACCACCGCAACGCCATGTTGTAGCCCTGTGGCAGCGCGATTGTGTCGTACAAAGAACCAAATGTGCGGAAAATCGTGCTGGTAAATAAGTGAAGCTCGCCAGACGACGGGTTAGGAAAGACATACAACGTTCCCAAATTTTCGCTGGGTTGGTAGTAAATCATCTTTGCCCACGGGCCGTTCAATTGTTTGATGCCCAAGGATTGGTATTCTTCCAAACTCAGGATTGCCACGGGGTAATCCAAATAACCACCAGCTATATTTGAGCCGCCTTGCTGCGTAGCTACGCGAACAAACGCTGATTCAATGGTCAAAGGGCGTTCATAGTAGGCAGTGATTGTGGTGCTTGCCACGGTCTGGGAAACGCTGACAGTGTATGTACCGCCCTCATTGACGTTACCACCAGCGCCAGTGCCAAAGCCCACAATGGTTGTGCCTGCGGCAATGCCTGCGCCAGTAATGGTCATGCCCATTGTGATAGCGCCAGAAATTACGCCATTCACAGGAACGGTCAGGGTTGTGCCTGCAATTGAACCTGTAAAAGATGCGCCCACCGACCCAGACGGGCCAAGGGTATATTGCACGGTATTTTGAACAGTCTGGAAGATAATTTCGGTCTTGTAGAAAACCATCATGTTTTCATTCGACCACTGGGCGCACATATCGTTTAGCAGATCAAATGCGTCTTGGGCATCATCTGCTGATGGCGATTCGCCAGCCGCTAATGCACCAATATCTTTAAGCGCCCTGCTGATAATGTCGTAAGGAGTCGTCATTTATTACACCTTTGGCACAAATTTCTGTGGTAACCAAGGGGCAACAACAACTCCATTCCCTGTCAGGGACGCTAGTTGTTCCTCTAATCGTGATTTTATAAGGTTTATTCCGTTTTGGGTAGTCTCATTTTCAATCCATGATGCCACATCAGCTTCTGTCACTTCGCTAAAGGGCTTTTTCAAGATTTTGTCGCTAAACCACCAATTGCCCTCAGTTTCTACTTTTTCGCCTGTGTCAGCTTCTGCGGTCACATGATATTTGGCGTGAGTGATCAAATCACCATCAGCGGAGACTTCAAGTATTTTCCAATTAAATGTAGTCATGGCATAGCCGCTTTGATTTGGTCAATAGTGGATGCTGAATTAATGGCGTTCATGGTGTTTCCTTTGGGTATTTAGCTTTGACTGCCAAGCAATCAGCAATGTACTTGTCAATCTGCGTTTGATCGCCTTTGACTACGCCATCAAGGTAGTCTGTGATGGGTGGGTACTCTGATGCTCGTTTTTGTGCATAGGTCAAACTTGCCTCAAGTGCAACTTGCTCTGCAACACGAATTGCATTTGCTTCTTCCTCTGTGATTGCAGTGCATTGAGGCAACCAGACCGCAGGGTCGTCACCAGCGTCAAGCCAATACAGTTTGTTGTTTGAGTCTTTAAAATGTGGCATTGTTTGTCCTTTTATCTAAGTTCTGCCCAATATTGAATCGTAGTTCCACTATTACTGTTTGTGATTGAATAAGTGCTACTTGGAGGGACAATTCCCATATTAGTGACATTATGAGGAGTAACGAGTGATGCAGTGTAATAATCATTATCTTTAAAAGCTGAGACGATAATGCCATCAATAGTAAGTCTTGCAACATTATTACCAACACCCGAATTTGAAGTTACTTGCACTTGAATAGGTTTACCAGTAGTATTTGTATAAGTTGTACCAACAGCCCTACTACTAGCTACATTTTGCCAAGTCTGCCCATACCCCAAGCTACTCATAGCCGTCATCGCTTGCCCGCCCACACCTTGAATCGTGCTAGGTGCAGTTACCCACGTCCCTGCCGTTGCCTGAGTAGACTGAATAAAACCAATTACACGATAAGCCAAAGATGTACGAGCAGTGGTTGAATACACTACGGTTGCGCTGTCTGCACCGCCAGAACCACCTTCAGCAGTGGTAGAAATCAAGTTAGTTTCATCAAGCTGTGTGCCGCCAGAAATGTTGACCGCCGCCAGTTCAATCGTTCCAGCGTTGTTGAGGGCAATGACCACAATACGCGAAGCAACGTTGTTTACCGTTCCAAGGGTTGATCCGCTTGAAATGACCAAGTTGGCGGGTGTTCCAGAGACAGTCGTAACAGTACCGCTACCCAAAGTGACTGAACGAAAATCCAAACTCAATGGAGAGGCAGAAATTGTCAATGCGTTGGCTGCAACAGAAGCGGAAATTGAAAATACTTTAGAAAAAGCATTTTTGAATATCGCATTACCGATGGAGTCAAGTCGCATAGATTCCACACCACCTTCAGAAAAAGCAATGGTGTCAGCGGCAGGGAAGAAGATACCTGTGTTTGTGTCACCAGATGTAGTAATAGCAGGTAGTGAAACTGTTCCAGCTTGAACAGTGGTAACGCCTGTAGCAGATAAAGTGGTAAATGCCCCTGTATTTGCCGTAGTTGCGCCAATAGTGCCATTAAAAGCACCAGAAAATCCAGTCGCCGCCAATATTCCAGTAGATGGATTAAATGTTAGCTTAGTGCTAGAAACATTTTCAGAAGTAATTGTTCCTGTCGTTGCGCTTGTAAATGTCAAATATCTGGTTGCATTTGTTGTTGTATCGTCAACAATGGTTAATCCACCAGAACCAGCCACCCAAGCAAATGCCGATCCATCCCATGTTAATGCTGTGTTTGAAACAGTTGGCGCAACAATAAATGAAGTCGCGCCAGCACCTGTTTGGAAAGGAATCTGGTTAGCTGTACCGCCTGCAATATTGGTTGCCGTAGTTGCACTTGTTGCAGTCGCCGCATTCCCACCAATTGACAAACTGGTTGCTGTCCCTGTCAGGCCCGTACCCGCACCACTGAATGATGTAGATGTAAAAACGCCAGTGGAGGGATTGAATTGCAGCTTTGTGGAACTGACAAACTCAGTGGTTAGGTTGCCCGTGGTCTGATCAGCATACAGCGGGTATCGCGTTGCATTGGTGGTTGTGTCATCAGTGACGGTGGCGTAACTTGATGGAGTTACCCATGTGGGTGCGCTTGAACCATTGGATTGAAGAACTTGACCATTTGTGCCTGTTGACCCATTAACAGCCAATGTGCTTGTCAGTGATAAGGTTGTGAAATATCCAGCGGCAGCAGTTGTTACGCCAATTGAGGTGTTGTCAATTGTTCCCGCGTTAATATCCGCAGTATCAGCAATTAAGCTGTCAATATTGGCAGTTCCATCAATATACAAATTGCGCCATTCGTGGCCTACACGCCCCAAATCGTAAGTGTTATCAGTTGCAGGGTCAAAGTCTGAATTTATGCGCCCAACAAAATTGATTGTGTCAGTATTGCTAGTTCCAAAAGTGGAATTGTCATCAACCGTCAGAGTCGTAAATCTACCTGTGTTCGGCGTTGTGTTGCCAATGGTTGGAGGGCTAGACAGGTCTAAAGTGCCACCTAAAGTAATTGTTCCAGAACTTGTAATTGGCCCACCAGTTAGTGTTAAACCATTAACAGTACCCGCAGTTCCTACCGATGTGACCGTTCCTGTGGTTGGTGTTGCCCATGATGGAACGCCTGAAGCCAAGGTCAAAACCTGACCATTTGACCCAGCTGCCAAGAATGTTGTGGTGCTTGGCGCTGTTTGGTAAGGTAACGATCCTGATGCCCCGCCAGCCAAATTAGTGGCGGTTGTGGCGCTTGTTGCGGTGGTGGCAGTAGCTGCGTTACCCCCAATGGATAAACCGCTTGCAGTGCCTGTTAGATTCGTTCCAGCGCCGCTGAAATAAGTGTTTGCTGTAACCACTGCGCCAGTGACTGCCGCAGCAGTTGACCCGCCAATGGTTGTGCCATCAATTGTGCCGCCCGTAATTGCTACCGCATTGGCATTTTGGGTGGACATTGTGCCAAGCCCAGAAACTTGCGTATTTGCAATTGCAATTGGGGTGTTGGTGACTGAACTAACCTGACCTGATGCGTTGGTGACAAACACAGGTACAGCAGATGCAGAACCATATGTTCCAGCAGTTCCCACAGGGGTGATGCTAAACACATAGTTGGTTAGTGTTAACCCTGTGCCAGCAGAATAAATTGCAGTATTGGCAAACCGCACAAAGGTAATGGCAGTGACCCCAAGAGTCCCGCCCGGCAAATTGGTATCCACCCATGCAGACCCTGCCAACGTCACGCCATCCAGTACAAACAGGTAAGCAGACAGCAATTCATCATAGGTATTGGCATCAAGGGATCGAGTCCAAGCGCCAGCCGCAGCCAAATAAATACCGTTGTCAGCACCCGCTGTTTGGTCTTTTACCAATATGCGGTTTCCCGCAGTTAAAGTTACATTCCAATCGCCACCAGCTTGTACCGCCAAGCCAGACAGCGTGATATTGCCTGTGGTAGTGAAGTTTGCTGGCGCTTTGAACGCCAAACCTTGGGCAATTGCGTCCACATAGGCTTGATTTACTATGGAAGTCGGGCCAGATGGAACGCTTGAAATTGTGCCTGTGGTTGTGGCAATATCGGTGAAAACCCCAGTAGACGGGGTAATTGCTCCAATTGTGGTGCTGTTTATTGTGCTATTGGTGATGTTTAAGCCTGATTGATTTGGATCAATCTTGGCGTAAAAAGGCGTACCCGCTGGCCCAATCAGCGTGATCAAATCGAATGTCGGTTCAGGCTGGAATATGCCCTGAACTGGGACAATGTTTATGGTTTGGGTTTTGGCGGCTTCATTTGCCATATCAAACCCTTAATCAGCTTGGCAAGCAGTGATATACAGCGTGTTTGTGCTTGAACTAATTGCCTTGATGTAAAAAGGCGCTTTAGGGGCGGCAATTATCAAAGGGTAAGTCATGGTTGCTGGCAACACAAATGAGCCGCTGTTACCTGTGGATGCCACAGTCGGGGTGGTTACTGTGCTGGAATTAGACAATTCCACCGCGGCAACGCCAGAACCTGTGTTCAACAGTGAAACATAGTTGGTTTGGTCATTGGTGGTGGCCTCAATCAACAGTGCGGCACTGGCTGCTGTTGTCAAATTTAGGGCGTATGTGCGACCGCTTGGGCGCATTACAGAAGTGTTGACCATGTTTAGTCCCTCAGTAGTTTGATGAATTATAGGCTTACAAATAGAAAAAGCCACCCCTTTTGAGGATGGCTTTTCCACTTATTCCATGCGATTTAAGGCAGGAATGTCAGGTCGTAACCATAGATGAAAACATCAGCAGTTGCAGCCGCGCCTTGCACGGTTGTGTTGCGGATGTAAAGGGGTGTGCCAGTTACTGCATCGGTAGATGTAGCAGCAGTCACAACCACTTTGGCTGCGGTTGTGTTACCAGACAAAGCATAAGCAGATTTAACTGCTGTGCCAGTTGCGCCGGGGCCTGTGTACACAGCCAATTGCGCTGTGGTCAGGTCAATAGATGCATTGGTAACAATGACGCTTTGAACGCTAACGCGACCATTAACCAAAATAGGTGCAATAGTGTCTGCGACTTGGTTCAAATTCACGCCTTGGGCAGACGCAATCAAACGCAGGGCTTGGTTGGTTGCTAAAGGCGTGGGGTGGTTGGTGGTGGTTGATGCTGGTCCGGGATTTGCCATGATATGTTTTCCTTAAAATTTGTTTGATGAAACGGGGGTGTTTTAAGCCCCCATTAACCTTTAGGCTGCGACACGGCAGGCAAGTTCTGGGTACAGCGGCGCCCAACCATAAAGCACATCAACGCGAGTCGGGATCGAATCGTTGTTGATTGTGTATTGGCGAACCACACGCATTGACAAACCCAGTTCCTTATCGCTTGCGCGACCAGCAAAGTGAACGCCATCAGGCAATTCCAAATCGGCGCAAGCCAAAGTAAAAGCATTTTTGTGCATCACAATATTTTGTGGAGACACAGTGCCTGTGTTATTAAAAGGAGTCACAACAGCGGTTGCGCTGGTGGAAGCCAAGCTAACGTTTTGGAACTGACCACCAGTAATCACGGCAGGGCTAACGGTCACAGAAGTTGTGCCAGCAGTTCCCACGGTTACATCAGAAGTCACGACAAAGTTACGCAGTTTGTTGCTGCCGTAGGCTTGACGGTTCTGTGGGTTGACTGCATAGATGCCTGCAATCTGAATCACATCGCCTTGTTTCAAACCAGCAGTAGCTGTGGTAGCGGTCAATGCAATGGTGGAGGTTGATGCCCAGCCAGTTGAAATGAAGCCAGTACCAGTGGTAGTAGCGCAAGCCAAAGTTGCGGTTGCATAAGAACCGAAAGTTTGTGCCACAACGTTCTGATCCATCTTCCAGTTCATGCCTGCTGAGTCACGGCCCATCATGCCTTTGGTGTACTGGCTTGAAATTTTTTCTGAGGGAACAAACAAACCTTTCAAGCTGTCAACAATGGTTGCGCCTGTGAACGGTTCAACGATACATGAACGGCGACCATCACGGGGTGCGCCCTCGCTGTCAAGATACGCGCCTGCGGTCAGGTATGTGATCAAGCCAGTTGGGGGTGTGCCAGCAGTACCGACAATGTTGGCGGTGTTGTTTTTAGCCATTGTCAGACCGTCAAAGTCGATCTTGTTGGCAATAGCTGCAACAGCAGGCTTCAATACACGGTCAGAGAACATATCCAGAGACAAAGCCAAGTCTTGGCTGGTGAACTGGGTATCAACGTGGAACTGTGTGGACAAAGTGACAGGCACTGAGGTTTCGTTGAAATCTTCAACGTTCAGGGCTGGGCCAGTTGTACCGATGAAACGACCGGGTTTGCGGACGTTCAAGGTTGCACCAATTTTTGCGCCAGTTACGGCAAATTGGTCATCGTAGTTGCGTTCGACTTCACTTGAAAAAGTCAATTCGTTTTCCAAGACCATCAACGCTTCGTTGGTGATCATGCTGATGGTAAGCAGATTGTTGCTCATTTCGTTTCCTTAAAAGAATGGGTTTAGCGAATCTTTCCAGCCAATCGTGCTGCTCTCCAAGCCTGATATGAACCATGAAATTGACCATCACTGGTCAGGTTTACATCACGCCCGTTGGCTGCTGATCGGATTGGATTGATCGGCGCGGGTGCTTTACTTTTCCCAACAACAGTCTTTGTCTGAGGCTCAGTCTTTTCGTACTGGGCTTCCAATCTCCCAATTGCTCGTAAGGCGGCGGTCAAGGTCATGCCTTGCAGTTTCACAGCAAAGTCAGGATTTTCGGCAAGGTGATACAAAATGCGTGGGCCAACATCTGATTCAAAGATTGCGTCCCGCACTTCGTTACTTACCGTAACGTCTGTGGAACTAATCATGTCATCAAAGTCTGGCATTTCAGCTTTGGCTGCCTTTACCCGTTGACCCCATGCATCTATCAGCTTGGAATGTTCGGCGGCTGCCTTGGCCTGCACTTCTTTTTGCTTTTCTTCCTGTAATCGCTGCTCTACACGATAGTCAGTCAACGCCTTGGCGTATTCGTACATATCGCTGAACTGCTCTGGCAACGGTTCTGTTTCGGCTACTGGTTCAGCTTTGGGCTGAAATTTGGCCTCCAAGTCCCTTACCTTTGCTTCCAGATTCTCCCTTGCTTCGCGTTCCCTACGGGCTTCTTCCCGTGCTGCCTCGCGCTGCTTGGTTATTTCTGAAAACCGTCTTTCCAGCTTAGGATTTTGTTTTCGATCCTCTGTTGCTGTCGCATCATTTTCTGCCTCTGTCGGTTCACTCTGTCCTTGATCAACCTCTTGCGGCTCTGTCACCTCGACAGCCTCGCTAGGCGATGGATCAGCTAAACCCATTCGTTTGGCATTAAATTCAGCTAAATTTTCACTTGTCACCACATTGGCGGCAAGTCGTTCTGCTACTTCTGACATTGAGTTTCCTCAAAGAATTCACCCAGTTGACCCAACTGGTAAGGTTTTGTGGTTTTTACCACGAAATCATTTTAGTGTCAATCATTGCATGGGTTGCTCAAATGATTGTTGCATTGGCGGCTGCATTGGTTCTTGCGGCTGCATTTGTTGTTGCATTTGTTGTGGGTTGATGAATGGGTTTGCCTCGTGCGAAATGTCTTGCGCGGCAGCCATTGCAAACTGTTGCTGTTCAGCGTTCAGGCGGTCAATCTCCATCATCAACTGATCGGCTGGCATTCTTGCAATAAGCATTTTGACCAACGCATCGATTTCAGTCTTGTTTTGGCTGGTAATGGCATTGAGATTGGTTTGATTGACCTTGGCTTCGTTGATGGTTTCTGTGTTGTGCGCCCGTGCGGTAACGTCCATAAGTTTGCGTCTAGTAGCGCCCTCCTCGCGGATTTGGGCAACCTGACCACGGTTGTTAATCTCCAACATCGCGGCCTGCAATTGCTGCTGCATCTCTTGCAGTTGTTGCTGAGATTGCGCCAGACGCATCTGAATTTCAGGCGGTATATCTGACTTCTCATCAATATTAGCCATTGGGTTCATGGCGGCAAGGCGGTCAGCAATTACATCAGCGCCGGGGAAGTCCATATTCCTAAACACCAAGTCACCCGCAATATTGAACAACTGTTCATTGCCTGTCAGCAAAGGCATCATGGCTTCGACTGCTTGCTGGCGCTTGGATTGGAAGCCCGGCCCTGTGTCCATCACCACATCATATTCACCCACAGTCACATCATTCAAAACCTCATTAACTTCGTTCTTTTCATTAATGGTGGTCATGTCTGGTTGACCGTCTGAACCAATGATCCGCATTACCCTTTGGGTGTCATAAATCTTGGGTATCAAGTCCAACAGGATTTTGCCTGTATGCCTGATTGATCGGGTCATGTTGTCATAAAAGTGGAAATTGCTTAAATCAGTCTGGTTTTGCTGACCTTGTAGGGCTTTCCCTGATATGTTGCCACTTGGTAACTGGTTGGGATCAAGGATGCCCAGCACCATCTGCAAGTCAGCGGAAATAGCGCCAGCGGCTTCCATAATGCCAGCAGGCGGTGGTTCTGGTTGCAAACGGGTTGGCACTGGGGCTGGTACGCCCTCAATGTCTTTCTGCTTGTACCGCAGGACAGGGCTAGATTTGATGTTAGCCAGCGCCCATTCGTTTTCGTGACCCTCGTCTTGACCCTCTGCCAAAAGCCATTTGGCCTTTGGTGCAAGGGCAACCGATTCGGTCATGGACGTGCGCCAGAAGTTATACATACGCTGTGGGTCTTTGGCAAACCGCACCAACCCGTACTTCTTGCGCTTATCGTCAACGATAACCTGTGCGCCATAGCAAGGCACAACAGGGATGTATTTGCCAGCCCATGTCTTTTCTTCCAAGATTTCTAAGGCGGTCATCTTGACCCACTTCACCGCCTTGCGGAAGCTGTCGCGTTCATCAACCACGGTCAAGCCAGCGGCTTCAACCCGTTCAAAGAATCGGTCAGAGTCAGCAAATTGGCGTGTGCCATCACTCAGCAAATACAACTTGGCACGTTCGCGTTCAATATAAAAGAATTCAGCAATGCGGATGTCTTCTTTGGTAATCCAGCTTGCAGTATCGTCACCCGTAGAACGCTGGGTAAAGTTAGCCCCATCATCAGCGCCGGGGTAGTAATCCTTGAAAACCTTTTTATCCAGAACCGTGGTAATCAGGCAACGTTCAGCGTCTGACCCATCAGGCAGGATTGAATTGGGGTCAAAGTACACGGTGAACGGGTTGTCAATCGTGTCGATGTAGATTTCTTGGTCAAATGAATCTTCGCTGACATAGCGTGTATTGATGCGCCAATAGCCCCAACCCATCCGCACAGCGTAATCAAAGGCGGTATCGTAAGCAGTATCAGCGTTTGAATTGACTTCAATATGGCGTGTCATGCCCTCAATGACTTGGGCAATCTTGTAATCAGCCAAGTTATTCACAGGATGCACTTTAATGCGTGGGCGCTGCATCCGCTGTTGGTTGGTTACCTGTCGCACATAGGCATCAATCTTGTTGATGGTCAGGCATGGTCGTGCTTCCACGTTTCTGCTGTTTTGAATCTCAACAGGCCATTGGTCGCCAGCAGCAAACTTAATGTCTTGCAATGCTTCGGCACGGTTGGTTGAATCTGCGTCATTGACCAACCGCCAAAACTCTATGGCTTTGTTAATTCTGTTGTCTTTGCCTGCTGCGTCTTGGTATGCCATATTTGCCCCTTTTGGGAATTATCCCATCCAACCGCCAGCCATTGCAACCTGTGCCTTTGGCTTGCGCTTTGGTGTGTCTTGAATCATCAGGGCAATGTAGCGAAATGCGTCTGCCCCGTGCGAATAATGGTCGTGCAATGGGTTGCGGCTGAATTGCCCTGTGTCTGGATCAACTTCATATCGGTAGTGGCGCAGGCAGTTAATGCCCTCTGCGGCGTGTTCACGGTCGAACCAGCAGCTTGGAAATATTGTTCTAGCTGCGTTGATTGAATCCAGAATAGGCACTTTGGGCAGAATCCGCGTCTTGTAGCCTACCGCCCTCACAATGTCATCAATGGAACGCCCAGCCGCTGCCAGTGTCTGGTTCTCAGCATCATGGGGCAACCAAACCGTGTCGTACACATAACCAAACGTCTGCATGGTTGCCAAGTAATGCGTCATGGTCTTTTGGCTGTCTTCGATGTATCGAATAAGGCGTGTTTCCATGCCCACAAACTGCAAGAACCAGATTGATGTGCTATCAGACCAGCCAAGGTCAAATATTGCGTGAACGGGCTTTGTTGCGTCATAGGCCACACGGGTTAGCCTGCCCTCAATCTCTGCTTGCTGAAGTTCCTTGGCAAAGATAGCCCCATCGACTGATTGGCGGCATAAGCCCTCCCAGACTTGGTTATAGGCTTCTTGGTCGCGGCTCTTTAGTGCATCCTTTTCCAGCTTCAGCGTTTCAGGAAACCAAGGGTTGTCCGACCAGTTGATCTTAATTTGGATGCAATCATCAGGCGGGTTAATCACAAACCGTTGATAGGTTTCGTCTGTCTCCAACTCAGGATTGAACGAAATCCATATCTCGCTGCCCTGCTTTCGGATGGTAGGGATCAACACATTCCAACTAAGGCGGCTGGTGGTCTGCGCTTCTTCCACCCAGCAAATGTCTACACCCTCATAGGATTTGATGTTGGCAATGTTGTTCTTGAGGCCAGCAAAGGCGAACTCTGTGCCGTTCTTGCCCCTGATGCTGTTTTGGGTGATTTCATAGAAACCCAGCAATCCAAGGGTTTCAATCTGGTCACACAATAGCTTGTGTACTGAATCCCTAATACTGGTCTGGAATTCCCGCGCACAAAGTATGCGTAGCGGCTCTTTAGCGCCTTTAATCAGTAGCGCCCTAGCTATCCCCCAAGACTTAGCCCCACCCCTGCCGCCGTAGGCTACCTTATAGCGTGATGGCTTGAACAAGCCTTGCAGCTTGATCGGGAATTCAGCATTGGCAATGGCGCTTGATACATCACTCATTGGGCTTCACAAATGTCACCTGAATACCTGTAAGCAATGGCGCACCGTCTGCACCTGTAATCTCTTGCTTTGTGCTTTCCCTGTACTTCTTTGGAAACCTTGCAGCCATTGACCTTGACCATAGCGTGGCGTTCAGTCGGTCACTTTCTTTGTTCTCCACCATGTAAGCAGCGGCTTGTTCTTCCCACCATGCCTGCTCAAATGTCTTTGCATCTTCCAAGGCTTGCATAAATTCTTCATGCGTGTCTTTCCATAAGTAAATGGTTCTAATACTTATGTTTAATTGATAGCAGATTTGTTCAATGGATTTGCCAATGCGTCCTAGTTCCCTGACTGTCTCGCAATATGCGGGGTCATATAGGGTTGGGCGACCTACTGGGCGCTTTTCTAGGACGGGTACGGTATCGGTCATTTGATTGGCTGGCTGTTACGTTCAAGAATGGTAAGGTGCTTTGGGTCAAACACAACAAAATTGCGTTTCCATTGTGCAGGGCCACCTTTCATTTCATTGTAGTACTTAACGCCGGGGATGCCAGCATCTTGCAAAATCTTCTTGCCCTCATCACCTTTGCCAATTTTTACAATTAAATCGCCACCAAGATCATTCATATCCATACCCAATGATTTGGCAAGGTTGCGGATTGGTTTAGGCTGGTTTTTCAATGGCGCATCAAAATCCAACATTCTTCTTACATGGGTGTCAGGCAAATCTACTTTATAGAAGCCGCCTTTGTTTTCAGCAACACCCTGCTTCATTGTTTGCAAGTCTTGGATATTTTTTTCTGTCAATTGAAGAAAACTGTTTGCTCTATTAATGTCGCCACCACCACCTGAAGCAATTAAATCCTTGTAATGCTGTAATTTTTGATTTTGCGCGGCAATGGCTTCATCAAAATTGTTGTTGTTTTGGCGTAAAGCTGATTTAGCGCCAGAAGAATACCCAGATAAATTAATTTTGTATTCGTTTGCTGTGGCCGGTGATTCAGCAAGATAAAACCCTTTGCCATAAACTTGTTGCCCAGTTCCAGTGCCAATTTTTGAGGCATCAAACTTTGCAAATAAATGAGGTGACCCATGAAACACAGTCATGCCCACAGGGTTGTAGGCATCAGCTATTGTTTGCGTCACATATTTATCAGCCGCCATTTGTTCTGGCGTGGGTTGCATTCCCCTAGCTGGCGCACCTGTTCCCTGCGCCGCCAAACTTAATTGTTGGTTGTAAACCCTTGCGCGGTCATTTGCATTACCAACCATCTGCTGCAAGCTAGTGCCGGGATTCTGTACAAAATCCGATGCTTTGCGCTTGGCAGTGTCAATTGCGCTATATATGTCCGCAAGGGTTGGCATTTACTTCTTCTTTGGCTTTTTAGCCTTTTCAGCTTCACGCTTAACCGAATAGCCAATGGCAACAGCCTGCTTAACAGGCTTGCCAGCTTCTATTTCAGCCTTGATGTTCTGCTTCAGCGCCTTGGGTGTCATTGACTTGATCAGCGGCATCTTTGCTCTCCAATTGGTTTAGCCAATATTGGCAGTCTTGAATTGCCCCGCCAATCGCATGGAGGCTTAATTCCAATTGTTTGGCTTGGGCAGTCAAAATTTCAATCCTCGCTTTGATTTGATCTGTTGTCATATTCTTCTAACTTTTGCTTTAGCTCGGTGTTTTCCCTAAAGAGGGCAGCGGCTTGCACCATTGCATTATCACGCTGCCCCTCTAGCATCTCGACTAAGGCTTGCACATCAATGTCGGGATGTTTCAACATTTAAGCAACCGTACTGACCATGACGTAGTAGGTAGTGCCGCCGCTGGTCACTGGAATGGTATGGGTAACCACTGGTGAACCGACTTTAGCTCTAAACACGCCTGTTGCGCTAACCGCTGGCATTGCCGCAAAGTTACCGACTTCGCCTGTGCCCGAATTGGTTACACGCAAGAATGATGCGTTTGACCATGTGCCGCCAGTTGCAAAATCAGAGTCCAACTGCAATGCCGCCAATGTACCGCCTGGGTTTGTTGACGAACCGCCAATGGTTGCACGAATTGCATTTGCCGCACCCGAAATCGTGCCTGATCCATTGATGGATGTGCTGATGTGTGCGCCGTTGATAGTACCCGCCGCCGCAGCGCCAGCGCCTGTGACCACCGAAAATGCTCGGTAAGTCTCGCCACTACCAGTGCTGGTAAACGTCAGCTTGTCATAAGACAAACGGGTGTCGCCGCTGCTTGCGGTAGTAGACGCATAAGCGCCATTGAGTACGCCAGCAGATGAAATGCTAATGGGTACTGAGGATGTACCAACTTGAACTGAGGTAAAAGCTGGGTCTGCGTAAGCTACGCCTGTTGCAATTGAATTTGCCATGATATTTCCTTTATTTTTTCCAAAAGGGATTTAACAATTCCAGTTTTTTAGACTGGCCTTTGCCCGTTCCGCTGGGCCTTTCGAGTGCTTTACCACCCCCTCCATTCTTGCACAGAAACTGGCTTTTCGACCAGCATCTGCTTTAGTCTTGGGGTTGGGGGCAGGCGGTTTCAGATTTGAATTGTTCTTTGCGTTGTATTCAGCACGACCTTTTGCGGTCATCCCAGCGCCCTTTTCAGTTGGGTTGTAGGTTTTACCCTTACCCGTGGTCTTATGTGGAATGGGCTTGTCGTGCTTCTTCATTTTTTGGCAGTCTTGGCAGATTGCTTGAATGCGGCTGCGGTGGGTGCGCCCTTGTCGCCGGGCTTTCTCATACGTTCAGGCGTTTTACCCGCAGCTTTTTGTTTTTCGATGCGTTCTTGTTTCGCATGAATATTTGCATAAAGTCCAGTTTTTGCCATTACGCCTCCACTACTGCACAAATGTCTGCTTCTTGAATGATCTGATAATCTTGCCCGTCAATGTTGTGGACAGGCCAATTCAGATAATCCCCGTTTCCATACTTGATAAAGTCGCCCACCTGTGTCTGATCCACCGCTGGCCCGACCGCCACGACAGTTCCCTCATTGAATGCTTCTTTGTTGTTGACATAAATAATGTCGGACAACTTGCGAACATTGGGGCGAACAACTACACGGTCACGCAGGGGTTTGATCATATTTAGGCTTTCTTCCGGGCTTTTTCTTCAACGGCGGTTCAACCACCGTATCGGTTTGAATGTCGTACACAGGCAATTTCACCATTACTGGTTCAGCTTGTTGCACCGCAAAATGTTCACCACACCAATCGTTCATGTGCCTGTTAATCGTTTGCGGATAACGGCGACAACTGCCCATAATCTGGGCATTCAGAAAGAATTTACAACTGGCGCAGCTTGCCATCACTGGCTACATTTGCGGTCGTGTGTGTAGCAAACGCCGCTAGAACGTCCACCGTCAAATGCCTTGTCTGGGCCTGTCATGTTGGTTTTGGCGGCTGGAATGCCCTTTTTGGCGCTGCCTTTTTCACCTGTTTTGTCAGATGCGGCTGGGTTGCCAGACATTGTGGCTTTTGTGCCATAGCCCTTGGGTTCGTTTTTCATCAGTTGTGCCATGATTTTTCCTTAGTCAAGAAAACGCAGTTTGTAAAGGGTTGAATTGATCAAGTCGGCGATTTCATCTACCAAATTTTGCAATTCGCTATCCTGTGGCAGTTCCTTGCGGGATTCTTCCACAAAATCTTTCATGTTTTCCAAATACTTCACGGGGTCTTTTTCTGCGTGAAACTCATCAGGAAATTTTTTAAGTTGATCATATTTGCCCATATACGCTTCGGCAAATTCGTCAACCAAGTCAATAATTTGGGCATAGTATTCCCCTAATGCAACGTGTTTTGCATAGCTGGTTGTTGACCAGTGCATGAAATGCGTCACCGTTGAACTGTGCAACAGGTGCGCTACGAATTCGGCGACTTCATCATTCATATTGCCACTATATCAAAAAAAGGGGGGATGCAACACCCCCCCCTAAGACAACTGCGTTGCCATTGTAGGCACAGGAACATCAGCAGGCCATAACCCCTGCTCGCAAAGTTTTGCCACCGTAAGGGTATGCGCTAAATACCACATCAATTGGCGTTCATCTTTGGTTAGGTCTTTGCCTTGGTCAACTTCAAAATGGCATTTCAGGCACAACGCCGCCACCAGATTGTCATCAGCTTTGATCCCTCTGCCCTTGCCACCGCCCCAATTTGTGTGTGCAGCCTGCACCATCTGGCCTGACCCGCAGGCTTGGCAATCAAGTCCCGCTACCAGTTTTAGGAGTTTTTTTGACCTGATGTATTCGTGTTTTTGAAACAATTATTGTCTCCAAGGTTGTAAATCGGTGTTCGTTAGCGCATTCCAGCCTGCGGCGGCGGCTGTTTCCTGTGCTGGTTCTGGTTTCTTTGACGATTGTCCATGTGCCGCATTCTGGGCATTTCATTGATGCGACCTGTCTTGCATCCTGTTAGTGGCTTCGCGTGTGCGCCAAATTTCGACTTCAAGGCGGTAGCTTTCCAACTCCCAACGCAATGTTTCTTCTTTTTCCACCGCAGCGGCTAACCCTTGGATCAGTTTCTGATATTCAGGGCTTGAATAGGCTTCACGTTCTTGGTGGCTGGCGGCATCAATCCCGTTAAGCAGGGCATCCCGCATCAGCATGGCTTTCTTAGATTTGCGAAATTCCTCAAGATAAACCCTTTGTCCCTTTGCGTCTCCGTACAGTGGCGCTTTGTCCCTGATGGCTTGTGTGGCTTCTTCTGGCTTCATTTAATCACCCCAATCATTCGTAATGCCGCATCAGGGCTGTCTACAACCGCCAATGCGCCCCCAAACCAGTTGTGATGCCATCGTAGCTGGTCTTCCGTCAAAAGTCGCGCAGACGGGCTTTTATTGCCATCTTTAATTTCCATAAGCAGGGTCTGGCCTTTATAGCCCACCAGCAGATCAGGAACACCCTTGCCAACATTAGCCAAAGACTGAACCGTAGCGCCAGCCGCCCGTAACGCCGTAACAATTTGGTCTTGGTTTGCATCAATTTTTGCTGCTCTCATCATTCATCCTCTTTTGTAGGTCTTCAACGGCGGGTTGTCCACGCTTTTTCACTAAGTCGGATAAGGTTCTCTGCCACCATGCCCATGCTTCTGCTTTGCCCTCCTCCTTGGCTTTCTTCCTGAACCGTTTGATCCAGTACCTCGCCTCCGTTTGGCGTAATGTCTCCTGTATCTCTAAGCGCTTGGTCAATGGCAGATTGGCTAAATTCTTCACCGTCTTTAAATCGGTCAAGGATTGAATTGGCGATTTGTCTGTGTTCATGATTCACTTAGGATTCTCCATGCTGTTGCTGCACATAGTGGGACTTGTCCATTTCCAATGGCTTTAAGTCTGTCCACCCTGGCGGCCACCCCATTAGCCACTCGACCCACTCGGGGTTCAGTGGCCCACCAACCTGTGCCGCTAGGGGTATCTCGTTC